CGGTCACTGTTCGCGTTGAAGATGATCACAAGTTCGATCGTCAAATCGTTATTCCGGCGATTAGTTTTGGTGGATTGCGAGCGCGTGAAGGGTCGAACAATAATACCTATTACGACACATGTCGCCTTATTGTTCGTAAGAATGGGTCAGAGTTGTATAATAGGGCGTATGGCGGCAATACTGGTCTTTACTCTGGCGTTATTGATATGCCAGCGGGTAAGGGTGCTGTAACATTGACCTTTGAAGTACACTCAAGCGCAATCAACAACTGGACGCCTAGCACATGGATTAGTGACTTAACGGTAATGGTAACTAAGAAAGCAACTACCGGTATTACTGTTTCTTAAAATTTAATTTTAATAATTAATCCCGCTTAATTCTTTTGAGTTAGGCGGGATTATTTTTATCTAAATAATTCTGCCATTAAATTATAAAATATCGGGGGCGTAATGACTGAAATTATATATGGCGGTATCGGTGTTATCGCCTTAATTTGTGGTGGGCTTTGGAGACTCCACCGAAATCAATTAGCCACAGAAAATAGGTTGTCAAAATTGGAATCAAGCGACGCATTGTTAAACCAGAAGTTTGAGACGATGCAAAGTAACCACGACCAGATCGCGGATCGTGTTTCTCGAATGGAACAAACCCTCCACGAAATAGACCGTAAAGTGGTTGCAATGGACGCCAAATTTGACCAAGTTATCGATTTACTCAAACAAAAATAATAATAAAAGGGGTGAATATATGAAGAATAAACTTAAGAAATATTTTGGTTATCTCTTAATAATCGCCCTCACTTATAACGTAGCATTACGACCTCTGCTTACGTCCTTCGGGCTTAATCTTCCGGCTATGGCTGTGAATGATGAATTGCTCAGGACTATAGCGGGGGTCTTTTCGTTATTAGGGGGCTAATATGGCAATCAGTACCAATAAACGAAACGCTCTAAGGACTAAGAAAGCGTTACGCCAATGGACTGATAAAGCAACCGATACATTCGAAAGGGCAATAGGGGAAGGGGCGATCTTCGCTGCTCGTGCACTCCAGAAGAAGATAAACAAGAATGTTGATAGACCTACTCGCTGGACTCAACAAGCTGTAGGTAATACCAACTATAAGAACCGATCAGGGACCAGACACCAAATCTTCATCAAGGGCGCAAGGGATAAGGACAAGAAGATCGGCAGTCAGGACGACTATCTGAAACACTATTTCGATGGGGGCAAAATCAATAAGCTAGTTCCAATCGCCAACGGTAAGGTCTTAGACTCCCACGGGAACATTAAGGCCATCAAAGGCGGTAAGATGATGCGTAACATCGAAAATGGCAACTTCATCAAGGTAGAGAACCAGGAAGGGACTTTTATCATGAAGAAGTACAAGCCTAAGAAATCCCGAACTAAACGCGCTAAGAATGGGTCGGCGGTGGCAAAACGTCGCTTAGAGAAACGCACACAGAAACAGAGTAAGCGAATTGTTGCCGTTAAGTCGGACAAAATTTCTACTCGTTATTCGACAATGGGATCATGGGAAAGCAACGAAGTAATGATGCTTGAAAACATCAATAAGCACATTAAATCACGCATGAAATACGTTTAATCCATAAATACCCTCATAGAATCTTATGGGGGTATAACATGGCTAAAAATATTTTTACTGAATTTCCTACTTATCCGGTCGATCAGCTTTCCGGTATTTTTATTAATGGCATTAGCCCAGAAAGCATGACACATGATTTTGAGGCAAAGAGAGTACAACATAAACAATTCAAGCAAATGATCCGCGATGATGGTAACGGGCTAGTGTTTTGTGTTGCGACACTCGCTAAACGTCCTAAGTATCGTTTTCGTGTAGGCCAAGAGATTGACATTGATAATCCTTATAATTTCAATTGCTTAGGTGACACGAGAGCGGTTTGCTTAGGTACTGCTCCTTATTATATCAAGGGGATGCGCTTTATTGGATATATCTTCCAGTACCTTTAAGGGGGTAATATGATCTCTCGTTATTTCAAACGTAAAGAATTTGAATGTAAATGTGGTATTTGTGGACAGGACACAGTAGACGCTGAATTGCTGATAATTCTTGAAGATGTTCGCGAACATTTCGGGAAGCCAGTAATTATTAACAGTGCTAACCGTTGTCCAGCACACAACAAGAAAGTTGGTGGTGCTTCTCGTTCGATTCATATCACGGGTAAGGCCGCAGATATTGTAGTGAAAGGTATCGCTCCTGATATTGTTCACGCTTATCTTGATGCCAAATATCCAAATTCTTACGGTCTGGGAAAATATAAAACCTTTACCCATATTGATAGTCGTGGGTACAAGGCACGATGGAACGGTTAACCGTCAATTCACATATAACAAAAAGCGCCTCACAAGGGCGCTTTATTTTTATCTGGCGCAAATTGCCGAGATCCCATATATCCGGTTGAATACTTGTTCAGTGTTAGCCGTCGATAATGAAATTTGTATAATCTCTGTTCCTGCTAATTTCGTATGAAGCGCCTTATTATCATAGAATTGCAACAATCCTTCGTTCACCCCACGAATCGAATCACGCAGAGTCATTGTAACAAAGGTAGCACCCAATTCTATAAAGCGATGATTTAGAAATGCCTCATAATCCTGATAAAGTTTTATTGAGACATTAGGAAACCCCGTTCTTTGCATTATTTGCCTCTTTTACGTCTTTCTCGACCAGTGTCAGTGCAATGTTTCTCTCGACTGATTTGACAATAGACTAAATCTTCTATAGACTATTGGACCATTTTTTGAAGAGGGTAGCCTATGAATCTAGAAAAACTGAATGAACAACTTATCAAAGACCTTGAAATTGACTCGACTCAACTGTTAGCGGAATCAGCCAAAAACCCGATTATTCATGCTCGCTGGTTAGGGGTACTGACACAATCCCGAAAAGAGATAATCGCTTTAGATGCCAAAAAGAAAAAGTTGCTGAAAGACAAGGTTGATTATTATGCTAACAGGGGAAGTGAATTTTGTCCGGTTGAATATAGCAATTCTGAATTAAAGATAGTCCTGAATGCTGATTCTGAATTGTTGCCGATAGAAACCAAAATGAACTATTACACTCTGATTGCCGACCTAGCAAGTAAAGCACTAGATGCGATTAAAGGTAGAGGCTATGCAATCAATAACATGGTTAAACTTCGTGAACTGGAATCAGGAAAATAACTAAAAAGCCCCAACCGAAAGGAAGGGGCTTAATTTTTATGCAAGCATGATTCGTTTTTGTGTCCAGTCGAATTTATCGGATATATAACACTTTATTCTTTCAAGCGCATGACTAACAGCATAATTCTTTCTGGTAACTTTTCCATTCTTACCCACAATGCAAAGGTCATCTATCAAATCCCAGACTACCGCAATTGCCTTACTACCATGTTTCCTAAGAGCACGTCCTATTGATTGCCGGACAATGGTTGATTCTTTAACCGGATGACCGAAGATGACATGATGAAGATTCTTAATCGAAACACCAGTAGAGAAAACACCATAGGAGGCAACTACAATCAATCCTTTCTCATTTTCAGCCATTTTCTTTAAGGCATCGCGTTCGGCGGTGGTAATCTCACTGGAAACGTAATAAACCTTATCGTAAACGCGCTGTAATGCATTATAAAGCATTTTTCCATGCTTAGAGTACCGGAACATCAAAAATACATTTTCTTGCTTCCTAGCGAGTTTTAAGGCCAATTCACAAGCCAGTTTATTCCTTGCTTTGTGACCATTGATGAATTTAATCTCTTCCTGATAATCTTTACCCCGCATTGCTTTACATTCTTCATCTTTGTACTTGAGGAAGAGAGCATTAATCTTAAGCTGGGTAACTTGTCCGTCATCCATCAATTGTTTTATTGCTACTATCTTAGAAATATCACCGAACAACCCGACATATTGCATTAAATGGCACTTTGATTCTTTCGGGGAACCAGTCATACCAATCTTGAATTGACAGTGATTCATTCCGTTGATGATGTTGGTGATATTCTTTGCACTGGCACGATGTGATTCATCAACTATTAACATTCCATATTGTCGGAACCATTCAGGAGGCATCTTGCAAGCTGATTGCCATGTTGAAACAGTTATTAGCCTATCTCCCGGATGTTTCCCGCTACCACTCATCATTGTATGGATTGCTTCATGAGGGAATAGCCTATAATCGACAAAATCATCCCTCATTTGAACCACCAGCGATGTAGTCGGGACAATGATTAGAATCTTTCCGGTGTAGTTCTCCAGATACCAACGAGACAGCATACAAGCAATCAATGACTTACCCGCACTGGTAGGAAGAACCAGCATTCTACGGCGATTATGGATACCCTGAAAGACTGCTTCACGCTGATACCAATAAGGATTGATTTTATTGCTACCGGAATACACTTCTAGAGAGTCAATCCATGAATCAATTGATTCTTTGGTTACATCTTCCTTCTCAAGCAATCTGGGGTCTACCCATACGCTATAGCCCATGTTTTTAGCGAAGATACCCAATGTTTTCAATAATCCGATTGGCAAGGTATTTTCATGCGTAAACAGTCTTATCTTTCCATCCCATCCTGAATACTTGTAACGGGGGCTAAATCTAGCCCCTTCAACCTCAAACGAGAAATAATCTCTTAATTCCATTCCGATAGAAGGAGAGCATTCAACCTTAACGAAACTATAATCTTGAAAATGAATGTTAATATCTTGCATTAGTTCCACTCCACACTTGCAATATTCTTTATATTGTTTAGTGATTTATTGCAGTAGTGGAATGTCTCTGTCCAGCCGGAAGCGATATCAAATGCACCGCCTTTACACACAATCGATTTTATAGCTCTTTCTGTACTTAAGGCTGTTCTCTTATCTGGCATTTCCTGTAAATGAACAATCTTGAAATCTAAGCCAGTATCATAGCGAATACGACCTAACCTTGTGCGCATATCACCGGAAACACCGATTTTGCCAATATCGCCGCATTGCAGCACATAAAGGTATTGTGCATCCAGTTTCTTATACTTTCGAATGCAACACGCCCGACAGCCAGAACCCTTACCAATCACATCATAAGCACCGGAAACAAATTCCCGACCGCATTCACAGGACAAAGCAACCTTAGACTTGACGCCGATATATTCGCCAACAAATCCACGGTAAGTAACTTTATATGGGAGTTTGGTTAAAGCCTCGATCACTCGATTCTCAACCACAGAAGGGGGAGTCTTCTTTTTGCTGCCATTGGCACTAGGAACATAAACGACATTTTCAGCCATTACTGGAATCATAAACACCTCACTTTAACTTATAGGCATAACCTCAATATGGTTGGTTTGTAACATTAGGGTCGCGGATTATATATCATGTTGCTGGTGGATGCAATACAGAGAAAAGTTTCTCTAATAAATAGTAGTGAACTTATAATTTTTGAGGAAACTACTATGTTAAAACAAGTACATGAAATCGACACTTCCAATCTATTTTGCACAGCAAAAACCCCACTAGACCATGAACATGACATGATTCGCGCTCTCAAGAAGAATGGATTAAAACCAGTCATCAAAGGTTATGTTATGCCGTGGAATGGTGTATTCACTAAGGTAGTAATCGACTTTGGGGATGATGTAATCGAAGAAAGGACTATCACAGCATTCAAGAAAGGTGGCGATCAGGCGTTACGTAAAGTGCAGCTAAGAAGAAAATTAAAGGAAGAAATAACAGCTTCAATTAAAGCTATTTCCGAAGACCTAGAATTTATCTGCTTCATGCCTAAAACTAAAGGGTCGCATCACATCCACTATAAGGCACGTAATAGCATTACAGGAAAAGAAAAAGTCTATCTGGCACGTAATCACGATAAAGAGAAATTTACATCGATTCTCACACCAGAACACCTTAAGCGTGATGTGTCTCTGGATGGTACAATCGCTAAAGCAAAAGATATTCACTTTGTCAAGTATCACAATGCATCAAAGACACCGGAAGAAGTGGAACAACTGGTCATCGAACGTTGCAAGGAACTTAACATCACCTATAACGGATTCATTCTGCCGTTTACCCGTTACTTTGATGTGAGTATCTCTATCACTCTGGAATCAGGGGAAACAAAGACAATCAAGGCTAAAGGATTCGTTGAAGGTACGGTTACTGGACTAGGACGCAGACGAGCTAAGATTAACAGCGGTTACATGAATGATGGTTTGCCTACATGGTTTTACCTCATCAAGATTGGCGATTCTCATCTCAAGTACGGTGTTAGTAAAGATGTGGAACGTCGATTCAAAGAACATCAACGCAATACCGATTTACCATTAACGCTAATTCGCTCTCATTATTTCAAAGATGGTTACTTTGCTGATTTGATGGAAGAAGAAATAGCCCGTCGATTCTTTACACATGTAATCTCTAAGCGAGTGTTTAAATCCGGTTATTCTGAAACACTGGATATTATCGATTTAGATTCGGTTAATGAGTTTATTGATGATTTTCTGAATAACAAAGGTGAGAAAGATTATTTTGGTTGGTTATCCCCGAAAGATACATTTGATGAAGATTCCTTTGAAATGAGTGTTCATCACTACGGTGTATATAATCCTTACTGTAACGCTGCCTAACGCAATTAAATTAAAAAGGGGTACATCTGTACCCCTGAAAGTGTTTAGCTCGTTATACGTCGATTTAGGCCGCTTAAATTCCAAATTCTTGTAGTGGACCTGCTTGTTCCTCTTCTGGTTTCCAGTTCTTATCTGTCAGCATGTCTAAACATGGATGCAGAACAAGCCCGTTACTCTCCAGAATCTGCCTATCATTGATAGTCTTCAAATCAATGAATATCCGGCCTTTCCTCGTTCCTCTTGAATTTTCTATTACAACTCTCTGGGTCTTACCATCAATGTATTCCAGTACAAACAAGTTTTTGTTCCTGTCAATCCTGCTACACCCGATTCGCCTTAGAGCTTGCTTAATCTTGAATCTAACCTTTAGTCGTTCCTCATTGTAAACATCTTCTAAATCAAATTCTGCGAGCTTCTCCCAGCCTTGAGAGTCCACAGAATACATTTCCTCTTCTGCCATCTTAATCTGATTGTAGAGTGTTTCACGCTCGCTATTGAGGGTAGTAATCTGATCGGCTAGCTCCTTCGTTGCTCCTGTCATAGCAGAAAGGGCGATCAGGTTATCAATCTTGCGTGATATTTCATCAATCTGTACTTTCAACGCCGGAACCGGGTTAGCCTTATCCTCAGCAATCCAGATTTTATCAGCCAGCAATTGCAATACAGCTTTCTCTAATTGATCACCGCGAAAACTCCAGTTTGGATGCTCGCAATCAAGTCTACGTGAACGGGTCGCATCACATGTATAACGATATTGGTCAGAACGTTTGTTCGTTCCCTTCACTTTAACCATAGCACAACCGCAATGATCACATTTCAATAGGCCAATACCACTAAGCAGGGGGATCGGTTTAACTTCTTCCTTGTCTCCAAAGTTCCATGCTCTAGCACCAATATTTTTCTTAAGGTGATAGAACGTAGCATCATCAACAACACGCGGGTAATAATTGTTTAACTCATAGTTAACGCCATCTACAGATATTTCCTTGATACCAATCAAAGCGCGGGTATGAAACAACCTTTCAACCATTGCCCGTGACCATTTTGAATGCTTCTTGTTGCTAACCGCTGGTGGCGGTGTATAAGTCTCGTTAAGGTGATCCAGTATCTCGGCGGTTGAACGTCCATTCTTCCGCAATTCCACAATCTCCTGAACAACAGGGAAGTACACCGGATGAGGCAACACATAACCGGAAGTGGTATCCGTCCACCACATATTCTTTCCAACTTCCTCGATTGCCACTGCCGGATTCTGGGGATTTTCTTGATGTGCTTTAATCTTAATCAATGCGCTTGAGTTAGTACGATTGCGCTTAGTCTGACTTTCCTCATTACCACGGATGAATAGAAGGATGGAGAACATCAGGTCCATCGGATTAGCGGTAACAGTATCCAGCGAGTAGATCTTGTTATCCATGCCAGTAACAATGGTTATTCCCCTACGGATGATTGAAAGGAATAACTCCTGCGCACTGACAATATCGGCACGGGATAAACGGTCCAAGTTTTCGATGAATAGCCAGCT